CGTGCCGCACAGCGAAACATTGACGAAGCGACAGCACCAGAGTATGATCCAGCTACAAAGGTTAATGCCTGGGCTGATGAACTCCAGGCTCTCCGTCAGGAACGATCTGCTCGTGCAGACAAAGGGGTTTCAACTACAACAGCTATGGACGAGAACCCATTAGCTTCTCCTCGTCCTAACGACTTAACCAACCGTTGGGATGGACCTGTAGGTCTGTCCGGTGGTGCTGGTGGTAGGGCTGCTGCTGAAGAATACCTTGGCCGCCCTATGGAGGACAACGAGTGGGAGATGCTAGCCCGTACTACATACGCAGAGGCAACAGATGACCCAGAGGAACAGGCTGCTATTATGTCTGTCATCCTTAATAGAGCTAAGGCAGACAACTACCCTGACTCTATTGTCGATGTTGTTAATAAACCTACCCAGTTCCAAGCAGTTACAGGTACAGCAGGTAATCGTCAACCAAGCTCTCGCTTCAAAGCATTCAACGACGATGTGTTGTCACTCTTTGAGTCTGACGTAACACCACGTCTTGGTAACTTCTCCGATACAGGTTGGTTGAACTTCACAGCAAGCAACCCTGCTGCATATGGCGAAGGAACTAACATCGGCTTTATGGATCAAGTGAACAACAGCGAAGGTTCTACACAGATTGGTGGAACACTATTCGGAACAGTCGGAGGTTAAGCTATGAGTATTGACGCACCAATCCCAGGGCAATCCCTGACAAATGAACCACGTAACCACCCTTGGGAGAGACCTCCTGAAACTGTTGATCCTGATGAAGCTATTGCTCACCACCTCACACGTATGTCTGATCCAAAGGTCTTGAATAGTGTCCTTGATGCTATCTCAGAGGGTTTCCCTGTGTCTTTCATTACTGAGATGATGTTGACTGGTGCCGTAGCTAAAGGTATCCACAGTATTGATATCTCTATGATGGTTGCTCCTGTGATCCAAGACTACATCGTAGAAGTTCTTGAAGAAGAAGGTGTAGACTTTAAGGAGTTCTTCTCCGATGACGGTGACGAGGACATTCAGAAAACTATGGCTATCTCTCAAGCTATCTCTGGTGCTAAAGAATCTATGGGTATGCCTATGGAAGAAGAGCCAGAAGAAGATGAGATGATGGAAGAAGAAGAGATGCCAGAGGAGACACCTAAGCGTGGTCTCATGGCTAGAGAGGGTATGTAATGAGCTTTGCCAGTGGATTCTACGGACGTGTTGCAGACAACATGCGAGACAAGAAACAGTTTATCCGCCAGCGGGTAGAAGAAGACCGTCTATACCTCCGTCAACAGGGGCTTCAACGTCAAGCTGCTGTTACTGAGCAGAGAACTAGGTACCAGCAGGCTACCGAGCAGTTGATGCGTATCCAAGGTGTCGATAAGGACCGTGTACTAGCTGCGCTAGAAGCAGACCCTGATGGTATTCTTGATCTAGCTGGTCGTGACTTTACTAACGGTTCCCAGATCAACACAGTCCTGGAAATCTACGGTGACACAGAAGCTTCAGGAAGTCTCACAGATATTCTTGGTAAGGTTATGCCTACCTTCTCTGCACTTCCTGCTGATGCTGATCCCACGACTGTACGTCGTGCAGGTCTTGCCGGATGGCTTGGTCTTGATACAGAGACAGAGCTTAATGAACAGGTGTACGGTGCACAGATTGTTGGCGGTATGACTGGTGATCAAATCCTTGCAAGCATGAATATCCCTGTCACTGCACAGGGTACTGGTTCTCGTGGTATGAACTACGAGGGTGTAGAAGATACAGACTTGACTTCAGCACAACGCCAAGCACACTTCAATGATATGGTCCCAGAGTACGACGCTATGCTTGAGGCGGAGATAACTAGAGTCCAACAGTCTGACCTAGAGCCAGATGAGAAGATGAAGCAGGTTAAAGAGCTTCGTGATCTTAGTACAGGTCCTGTTGACACACGTCTACAGAAACTGTTGGAGAAGTTTGGTCCAACAGATAACTCTAAAGCATTCTTTGAGAGGTTTGGAGAGAATCTCTTTAGCCCAGGTATGGCTCGGTTCTTCTCCACCACACAAGAAGATAATACTCAGGACCCTAATGTTATTACTACGACTGAACTACCAGAGGCTGGCACAGCAGAGCTACCTAAGCTTGAAGCTGACAGTGATGAAGCTGCGGTTAGAAAGGCTAACGCTTTCTGGGCAGACCCTATCAACGATGGTGTTGACGAGATAGTTACAGTCATTGATGGGGAAGAAATTCCTATGAGCAGACCTTTCGGGGCTGCTTCATACGAGACGACGGCAACCAGAGCTAACACGGATTCAGGATCAGTGGTCTACGAGGAGTACACTGTACGGGCTTCACCTATTAAGGATGCTGAAGCTATTATTCAGAACCAGTCAATGAGTAATGCTGAGAAAGCTCAGCAGCTTGCCTTGATCCAAAAGTATCTGATGACCACAGAACAAACACCTGATGTTGTAAGTGACTTAGAGTTTATTACACCGTACCTTGAGAACTTCCTTGAAGGATAATCAATGTTAACCTCAGCAGAACAGATCGCTCAGTATCGGGCACAACAAACCTCAGGAAGTCCTTCAACACAGATAGGTTTACAAAGAGACCCACCTAAGGGTGTCTCTGACCTCCTAGATGATGAACCTTTCTCTGTCATTGCTAAGTACATGGAAGACCGCGCTGGTATGACTGAGCGCGACTACTCCCGTGAGGAAATCAGGGATGCTTATGTCAACTCTATGCGTGGTTTCAATGCAGGTAACTCTGTTGATGTCGTTCAAGAGATGTCGTACCTGTACCGTGGTGATGGTGAAGAACTAACACAACGTAGGAACACCGCTGCTGGTGCCTATGACCTATGGGATTCCCTTGATGGCGCGTTCACAGACTCCACCTTCGGTGAGAAGGTTGATGCTGTTGGTGACTATGCCCGTGCTATTATCCTCGACCCAGTAAACATTGTATCACTTGGTATTGGTAAAGCCGGTGCTGCCGCAGCTACCCGTGGTTCTACTCAAGCTCTTAAAGTACTGGCACAACAGGCTGGCAAGACAGCAGGACAAGAAGCTGCTAAACGTGGTGCTAACAAAGCTGCTGTCGCTTTAGCTGAGAAGGCTGCTTCACAGAGAGCGCTTCAACTGTCTATGCAGGCACCTGCTGGTCGAGAGATTGCTCGTCGTGGTGGTATCGCTGATATACTTAGTACTGGTGCTGCTGATGTAGCCACAGGTGTAGGTGTTGACGCTGGTATGCAGAAGGTAGACCGTATGACAGGACGTGCTGAGGAGTACAGTGCTGCTCAGGGTGCTTTGTCTGGTGTCGGTGGTATCCTTGGTGCTGGTGCTGCTGGAGCTATGCTTGCACGTAAGGGTAGTAACCAACTCGCTAACACAACCACAGAGTGGGTTCGTAGTAACGAGATGGCTGATGCTGCCGCTAAGCGGTTTGTAGATGAAGAGGGTAAGGTGAAGGCTAAGGCTGTTGCTGATGCACTCGACATTAAGAAAGCTAAGGCAGCACTGAAGGAGTTCCTTACACCGTTCCAAGAGTATGTAGAGCAAGGTCGTTTCCTTCGGGAGTCACAGGACCCTGCATCTGAACTATATGAACAGGCTACGACTGAAGCATTCTTACAGTTCACCCGTCAAGCCCTTACTGAGGGTGGTATACCTATCGACCGTCTTGCTGCTGCTCAAGGACAAAGACGTAGTGGTTGGTTGATTGATGTTCTTGAAGACGAGAGTTTTCCTGACGAGATTAAAGACAGTTTACAGGATGCGCTGGACTTCTATATTGATCGTATACCTGGGGGTAAGCAAGTAAAGCTTGGTAGTTGGTTACGTGAGAACGCACTGAGTGCTAGTGATGCTGGTCGTACACTTAGAGCACAACGTATGGCCTACGATATGGTCAAGGTTATGAAGGAAGACCCTAAAGGTTTGACAGGGGACAAAGCCCTGATGCAAGCTCTTGCAGATGCACCTTCTGATGCAGCTAAGGAAGCGGTCAAAGAGAGTAAGATCGCCGCCTTCCAACACACCTACATTCGTATGCTTGTTACTAACCCTGCTACTACAGCACTAAACGTAATGGGTTGGGGTCAAGCCTCAGCACTACAAAGCTCTGCGGATATACTCCGTGGTACTCTCTACGGTGGTGCTGCTGTACTCAATGGATTGGTTGGTCGTAAGGACAGCTACACTAAGTTTGCTAAGAAGGCTACCCTTATGGCTGGTCTTCAGAGACAGAAGTTCCGCAACCTTGCTGACCCATTCGGTACTCAAGAAGAAGTACTAGACTACCTGACGTACAGACCAGAGGCACAAGATGCACTGTTTCGGTACCTTGCTGGTGGTGTAGAGTCCGAAGATGTTATGAAGGAACTTAACCTGCTACCTGGTGAGAAGATTACTAAGTCTGGTCTTAAGAAAGCCTTTGATGGTCTTCAGGTTGCCTACGGTGTGTCTGCTCAGGACATGTTGACTAAGACACAAGAGTTTGCATACTCACTAGACAAGAACATCCGCCTTAAGTACGGTATGTCTTGGGCTGACTTCATGCGTCAAGACGACATTGCTGATATCCTTATGGACCCTAAGCGTTCTAAGTACACAGACTACCTAGAGGTAGAAGGTGGAGCTGTAGAGGCTGCTCTTGGTAACGTCTATGCACGTAAGTACGGCCCTAAGCCTGGCGACCCTAAGAGTATGCTTAAGTTTGTTGCGGGTACTATCGAGGATGCCCGTAACGTGCCTATCCTTGGTGCTCTTGTACCTTTCGGACAGTTCTTCAACAACACTGTTGCCTTCATGTACGACTACTCAGGTGCTAACCTCGTCCTTAGTCCTTTCTTCAAAGGGTACAAGAACGTGGAAGACCCTATGGAGTTGTTTACTAAGGCTGCTGTTGGTTGGTCTGCCTTTGCTTGGGCTACATCCGAAGAGGAACAGAACCTTGAGGATGGCCTAGCTTGGCACGAGTCTCGTGGTCCTGATGGTCAGGTAGTGACACGTATGTACGACTACCCTCTGTCATTCTGGAAGATGGTTGGTCGTATCGGTGCCCACATCAAACGGGATGGTGCTGTGCCTGTAGGTCTGTTCGAAGACTTCATGCAGAAGTTTGCAGGTCAAGACGTGTTCCAGAACCTAGGTGAAGCTGCTGGTGCTGTGCAAATAGCTGTGCAGGACATGGCCTCAGGGGAGCCTGGTGCTACTCTGGAAGCTGTAGCTAATGCTCTCGGTGCTGCTTCAAGTATGTATGCCTCAGGTATGACACGCTTTGTAGACCCAGTTAACACAGCTCTAGCCTTTGCTGAGGGTGAGAACTACATCGAACCTACACGTAACATCGGTAACAAGCAACTCAACAACGCTCTACGTTACACTGACCAAATCTTTGATAGCCTTATCGGTCTGGAGAATATACCTGGCACTGAAGGCTACCGTGTGGAAAAGGAAAGTGCTACGACAGACAGAGACGTGGGTGCTGGTATGGAGCGTGTGTTTGGTGTACGTTCAGTATCCCCTGCAAGTAACATCCAAAGGTTGTTTAACGATGTTGGTCGTCCTCAATGGCAGACTGAAATGAGAGTAGGTAACCCAGAAGCACAGAACATTGTCAACGAGTACGTCTTCCCATACCTTGAGATGATGGCTACAGCTTTGTTTGAAGCTGGTACATGGGAGACACTAGACCTCAAGACCAAGCAGAGAACACTAGATAAGTTGCTAGGTAGTGATGGGGCTAGGGGTGCTGTGAGAGACATGCTCAAAGCACAGGCTCCAGGGTCTGACCTTAAGAAGGCTGACCTTATCTGGCAAGTAACTGGTCTACGGTCCAGAGGTAAGGACAACTACATGAGAACACTTGCTGACTTCAACATAAACGAAGAAGACTTAGCAGACATGGACGAGGGACAACTTGAAGTACTCATCTGGTTTATTAAAGAGAACGCAGATGCAGGTGGTGACTACGTAGGTAGTATCCTTGACGATGCTCTAGGTCGATAAGAAAAGAGGGGAGAACCTTTCGGAACTCCCCTCGTATTACTCATCTGTTTTTAACATGAGGTCAGCCCATAGGTTGGCCTCTTTTTTTATGTCCAGCATTTGGTGTGGACTGATACTCCCTGGAGTTCTTGCTAACAGCCCACCCAGGGCGACACCACAATAGTAGTCATGGGCTGTCATATTAACTCGTGGCCTACCCTTTGGCGGTGCCTGTGGTTTGGGGTCAGGGACCTTAGGGGTGAGTTGTTGCTTCTTCCTTGGCATTAGTTCACCAGGTTTAGTGAGGGCTGTCGGCTATTACTACCTGCCTCAGCCATCTCTTTGGTGAGCAGTCCCTCCAGCTCCACAAGGGTGCTTACAAGGTTGGTGTTGTCTAGTCCAGGTAGTCCAGAGCTAACCAAGGTTTCAAAGATTTGGTATCGTACATTCATTTGTTGTTCAGGTGTCATTCAGTTCTCCTTCTAATACGTTAATAGTAAAGCAATCTAAGGTTGTTGTCAAGCAGGTTCACCCCAAGTAATGCACCTGTAAGCTGCTACACCTTGTAGGCTGTTGTTAAGGGCTTCCTCTGCGCTAATGCGGTCTTGGTAACAAACTTCCACTGTAGGGTACGAGATACTGCTAGGGACTGTAACACACTCTGTAGGATTCGCGTATAGGCACACGAGGGCTACTGCTGTAATCATTTGTGAATCTCCTTCAGTGTTTCGTTAGCCCACTCTAAGTACTGGGCAGCTTTGCTTAGGTCTTCAGTTGGGTTCCCTTTATACATTGCTCGGTGGTTGTACTTCATCACGTTACCCCGACAGTAGGCTACGAAGCCTTCCTTACCCAGTACTTGTCGGATGTAGTCGATGCACTCAATACCCTCCCCGTGATTGTAGTGTGCTGGTTTACTTACTGCGTTGTAGTCCATACCTACACCTTTCTTTACACTGTCTAGTGCTGTCATTCTGTCTCCTCAAATATAACTTGTTTCGCTGAGTAACCTGTCTTAGTCTCTTTGACATACCAGTCACCACCCTCGGTATACTTGATAGCCATCTTGTCTAGGGCGGGCCTCTTAGATAGTTCTCGTATAGCATCTACTCCTGCTTCTAGGTTGTCTGGCACAGTGCACTCAATAATGTAACGCACTAGACCCCCTCCTTGATGAACACTTCTACCCACATCTTGGTCAACGCACTACGAACAATATCGTTCACGTTAAACTCTACGATGGGTACAGGTAGGTCATACTTCTCAATGAATGATAAGATAGTAGACAAACCATCAGTACCCTTGAGGTCTGACTGCATGATGTCACCATTGAGTACAATCTTAGAACCTTCACCCACACGGGTGAGTAGCATCTTGAGTTGATCGAAGGAGATGTTCTGTGTCTCATCGACAATGATAAAGGCATCCTTGAATGAACGACCCCGCATCATAGCCATAGGTGCAATCTCGATGTTACCATTCTTGATACCTGTCTCCACCACACCCTTACCTAGGTGCTCCTCTAGTACGTCAAGGACAGGCAATGCCCAGGGTTCTGTCTTCTCACGCAGGTCACCCTTGAGGAAGCCGATACCGTCACCCACAGTTACGTGTGGTCGTGTGATGATGATACGTTTGATCTTCTTCTCGTGGTATAGGGATGCAGCTAGGCTAGCCACTACGTAGGTCTTACCAGTACCTGATGGGCCGAAGCAAACAACCTGCGCCTCCTGACCTAGGATAGCCTTGATGTATACACCTTGCTTCTCTGTCTTGGGGAGGATACTGATAGACTTCTTCCTCTCATCGAACTTAGTAGGTTGACGAGTGGTCTTTACCTTAGCTCTTTGCTGTACCATGTGTTACCTTTGTAGTTAAATTGGGTGAGCAGTTTATACACATACTCAGGTGTTACCTAGGTTGCAACTTCCGCCTGGTATTAGCACCTACGGCTAGGTATACTGTAATAGTAAAGTAGTTAGGACTCTATGTCAAGTCGGTCCTTATACTTTTCGATTGCCTCAAGTACTTTCTCAACAGAGGGGTATGGGTATATGTACCTAGTGTACTGTAGCCCAGCACTATCCCACTGACCGAGTTCAAAGACACCGAGGTGTATTTTAAGCTGATACTTATAACGACCATCTTCTTCCCACGTAGCGATGAACTCCGCAGGGGAAACATAGGTCTTAGTCTCAGTAGGTGTGTACTTTACCTGCATTATTTACAACTCCATTACTCGCAAGAACGAATTAACTGTCCTGAGTTCTCATCGAACTTAAGTTCACAGGCACCACCTTCCTCGATCTGTCCCTCCTCTGTAGCAGTAAGCACAGAGCCAGTCACATCGTTAGGACGGTACGTAGTACAACCCTTACAGCCCATGTCGTAGGCATCCATGTAGACCTGCTTGAAGTCATCGAAGTTGATGTCCTCTGGTACGTTGATAGTCTTAGAGATAGAGCTATCAATCCACCGCTGTGCTGCAGCTTGCATACGGACGTGAGCACTAGGCTCCAGTGTCTGAGCAGTAACGAAGCTAGCAGGTAGCTTAACACCTGTGTTGTCCCGCTTCCACTTGGTTACACCGTAGTCTTCTACAACCTGTGTGATCTTAGAGCCATCCTTCTGCATAACCTTACGCTCATAGCTGAGTGCAAAGATAGGTTCGATACCCGAGGATACGTTACCTGCATACAGGGAGATAGTTCCTGTAGGTGCAATGGATGTGAGTAAGGCGTTACGAATACCGTGCTCTGCTACCTGTTCACGGATGTGCTTAGGCATACGCTTCATGTTACCTGAGGCTAGGAAACCCTCAGCATCAAACATTGGGAAGGCACCCTTCTCCTTAGCAAGATCAATAGAAGCCTGATAGGACGTAACAGCAATGAACTTCATCACCTTGTCTGTCCACTTAACAGCTTCGTCTGAACCGTATACGACACCACCAAGAGCCAGTGCGTCAGCTAGACCTGTGACACCTAGGCCAATACGACGTTTATTCTCAGCTTCTTCCTGTTGCTGTGGCAGTGGGAACTTAGAGACATCGACCACGTTGTCCATCATACGTACAGCCAGACGGATAGTAGATTCCAGGCTACGCCAGTTGATAGAGTAGTCATCCTGTAGCATGGCTACCATGTTGATAGAGCCTAACAGACAGGCACCATAGGGTGGTAGAGGTTGCTCACCGCATGGGTTGGTAGCAGCAATGGTCTCACAGTAGTTGAGGTTGTTCATGTCGTTGATACGATCAATGAAGATAACCCCAGGCTCAGCGTAGTGGTAGGTGGAGGACATGATCTTGTCCCACAATGACTTAGCATTGATTGTCTTGTACACCTTACCATCAAACTTAAGGTCGAACTTAAGGTTGTTCTTCACTGCCCGCATGAACTCATCAGTGATAAGCACAGACATGTTGAACATACGTAGACGTAATGGGTCACGTTTAGCCTCAATGAACTTCTCTACGTCTGGGTGGTCACACCGCATGGTAGCCATCATAGCGCCACGGCGTGTACCAGCAGACATAATGGTACGACATGATGCATCCCATACATCCATGAAGGACAGAGGACCAGAGCTATCAGAGGCCACACCCTTAACCTCAGCACCCTGTGGGCGTAGGGTAGAGAAGTCATAACCGATACCACCACCTTGCTGCATGGTAAGGACAGCTTCTTTAAGACCGTCATAGATACCAGGAAGACTATCATCAATAGTCCCCATTACAAAGCAGTTGAAGAGGGTTACCTTACGATCACCTGTACCAGCACCTGCATTGATACGTCCAGCAGGGATAAACTTGAAGGACTCAAGGGCTTCATAGAAAGCCTTACCCCATGTCTCTGGGTCCTCCTCACAGGAAGCTAGGTGATTAGCGACACGCTCCCATGTGTCGTGTACTGTCAGGTCAATGGGTGTGCCATCGTACTCTTTCAGTCTATATTTCATGTCCCACATTTCTTCTGCAATGGGTGTTCGGAAGATGTTACTCATTTAGTTTCCTTTATTCTTGAAGTTCACGTACACGGAAGAAGGAGGAAAACTCCTGGCAATCCTTCATTAGCTTCCTTGCGTAGTAAGCAGGGTAATTGTTGTTAACCTTAAATCGATCCCCGTCAGTTTCAATATCGGCATACCACCGTATACGCTCAAAGATAGCCTTAGCTGAGTACGTATTGTAGCCTCTATCTAGAGCTTCTTTAGCAAACCTGTGGAATAGTTGATAGACATGTGGGTTTATTTCGTCGTAGGTTTGGAACTTATCTTCAAGTGCTTTGGTCATACTAAATCCTCTAGGGCAATCTTCGGAAAGTCTAAGTTCTTCACGACTTTTCCATCTTCTCGGTACTTGATAGTACCATCTTCTTGGTACATACGCCCCATGTTATTCTCATGGACACGTTTGACTGCTTCGTTAAGGTCCCAACCCTTGGAGTTAGCGTAACCAAAGATAACGTACACTAGGTCAGCTAGTTCCTTAAGCTCTGCTGGAGGTAGATTAGCAGGTTTACCATCCACCTGTAAGCCGAGTGCCGCAGCGTACCACTCGATGTACTCCTCGACAATAAGCTTGGCACCCATAGCAGGGTTCTTGTCTTGCTTAGCTGCGAAGCGGTAATCTTCCACCATCTGTAAAATGTTCATCATTTGTTGTACTCCTTTGGGGTGAAAAATAAAGAGACGGAACTCCTGTTCTCCTGCATCTTGAAGTTACATTCCCAACCCTCGTCAATGTTAGGGTAATATTGGAAACTTAACTTAGCATGTGGGTGACATTGCTTAAGCTTCTTACGTAGTTCTTTTACTGTCATGTCTTCTCCAGTTCAATATAGGTCAAGCTAACGTCATCAATGTCATGGAAGGCTAGCTTGATCATGTCCATTAGGACCTCAAGTGTTGCCTCTTCGTGACACTCCATGAACCCAGCATCAGGGTCAATCGTTAGGTTTAGGTTTACTTCAATATCCATGTTACCTCCAAGCAAAGACGGGTAGTTATACTCATTGTGTTACGGGTGTCAACCATAAGTTTTCTCCAGTGTGTCCATGCTTACAAACTGTGGCTCATACATACCGTCAGCTACTTCACGCTTGATTACCACACCCTTCCACCAGCCGAGGTTACTTTGTCCCGCCCAGCTTTCTTCTTTTCCTTTATAGCAACCAACGACAAGACCCGCAAGGCCATTAGTACGCGAATCATCCGCCATATACAGAGACCTAAGATGGGTGTGACCGCAAGTTGAAGATACATGACGTTTACCGAGGAGGCCATAAGCATGGTGAATACCAGCCATAGCACGACCAGAGTTACCAGGAGCAAAGTAGTGAGCGTAGTCCACACCATCATAATTAGCGACGCTGGGGGCAGAGTTTTCGTACTGGTGGTACTCGTCGAACCAGCGGTTTGTTTGAAGATGTGAGAAGGATATCCCGTATGACGATCCCTCAAGTCGTGGGTCAACGGATACAGCCGTTTGGATTCGATGTTCATGGTTCCCTTCAAACCCGATCCACGTAGGCTTACCTTTTCGGTGATATCTAAATTGGTGACGGAGCCTCTCTTGGGAATCGTTGTAGGAGTTGATGTCTTCTTCATAGTTAGCTCCCATAATCAGGGCAGGTTTACCCTTGTCGTACATGTTAAGGCTACGCATATCAGCGCCATCACCTAGGTCAATGCACATGTCTGGTCGAACATCGTAGATAAGTTTACCTAACCAGTCGAACCGCTTATTGTCTGCGCTTGGGTCGGCATGGCTACAAGACCATACGATTACTGTCTTACCCATCGTTGTTACCCCTCGTTGTGATGATTAGGTACACTGTGTAGGCCAACACTAGAGGCCAGAGTAGTACCGCTGTTGGTACCTCACCAACCTCAAGATCGTCTTCATCGTCCATCCAGAACGCAGCGATAGCGAACCCCAGTCCAATGATAAGGTACACTAGCACCCATGATAGAATGTATACTGTCATTCAGTTTCTCCTTTAATACGATAGGCTTCAAGCTCAAAGTAGTAGTCCAGATCAATGATAGCCAAGGGTTTCTTGTGGTCCCCTTTAATGATCAACACTGGTTGGTTAGTGCCTGATGCTTTCTCCGCTTGTTCGTACGGTTTGTATACAGCGAATGCCTTATGGCTCTTACACTCTATACTAATAGGTAGGTGTCTTCGTGCAAGAGGGGAGAGTTGTACGTCCTCTCCCCCCTCACCCATAGTAGTACTCTTTACGTCCTCGTCTACGACACCGTAGGGTACGAGGAGTAACTGTATCTTATCCCTCACTAGCTGTTGTAATCTTCGGCCCTTAGCCTTAGCTGCTTTTACTGAGATAGCCATTAGAAAGGTTTCACTCCTACTTCTGGTACGTTGGGGACCTTCACAACCTTAGTAAGGTGAGATAGACCACCGCTGTATTCGAAGCTACGTAGCCCTGGGAAACACTTATGCTTACGATGGCAGTAAGTGCATAAGGTAGACAGCTTCATGTTAGGTGATGTCTTAGACTGCGGGATAGGTGCAGCAGCAACAGGGATAGGAGGCATAGGTCCTTTAACCATGTCCTTCTTGTGTTGAATCTCTGCTTCCTTGTGGGGTAGACGGTGGGTGAAGTCATGTACATCCAAGCATAGTTCAAAGCGGTTCTTCTTGATGACAAGAAAAGCTGCCTTGTTCTTCTCGATAACCAGTGGATCATCCTTACCTGCATAAAGATAGGAACTTAACTGACTAAGATACCCGAAGGGATCATTGCTAGCTAAATCTCCTCGTCTAAACTTATCAAAGGAGAAGTCTGAAGCAGACTTAACATCGACAGTCCAACCATCAATCACACAGTCACGGTGACCCTTGATGCCATTGACGTACAGTACATCCTGTTCGCCCTGTACATCGTGCCCCGCTGCCTTAGCTAACGAGATAA